TCATGGGTGCTCAACTAATTCACCGCTGAAGCTATACATCAATTCATTGTACAGCGCAATCGGCGATACCTGATCTGCTGCCAAGTCCGGTCGAATATCTAAACCGCCGGCGCGTAATAGGCGCGTAATCGTCTCGCTGCACATCATGGTTTTACTGCCATCGACCAAAATGTCAGCGCCCGTCAACAGCTTGATGCCAGTTGATATGCAATCGGTATACCCATATAAGGTTCCGAGCAATTCAAAAGAGCGGTCTTCTAGTGTCTGCAGATCCGGAACCTCGACAGCAACATATTTTACATGGGCGTTGCCATTGTATTTCCCTCGCCGGCTAAACCAAACGCCCGGATATGGAGCGTCGGGTTCTTTAATCCCCTCCGACTCGTATGGTCGACCAAAAAGCATGATGAAGGAATGTGAAATATCCTCCTGCTGTGCGCCACTGACCCCCTCAATTACTTTGTCAATCAGCGTATCACCACCAACAAAGCCGCAAATCACTTTAGGCATTGCTGTTCCCCCCTTACCGCATACCAGTTTGCCTTGCCTCGCATGATGTCACCGCCAGACTTCCACTCGTCTCCATTTTTGAGGATGGCCAAGTCCCAACGCTCACAGCCATTGTCCGGGCCATAGGGCTCTGTGATTGCTTCGCCATCTAAATTATCAGCCGCCTCGCCATGCGTCATGACGCGATTGATATCTATCGTCAAATCCAAGGCGTCGGTCAATATGGCAATCACCTGAGCCATGGATGCAATCTGGGCTTCCGTTGGTGGTTCATCACCAAGGTCATTGCTGGTAGCACCCGCGCAGCAAGCCAAGGAAATGCCAACAGCTCCAGAGTTGCGACGCCAGGTATGCGGCAATACTTCAGATAAATCATCCGTTGTCACAAAGACGCTGCCGTCTTTAGCGATGTTGACATGATAATCATCAAAAAAGCTATCATAATGGCCGGCGGACCAGTGTAAGTATAACTTCACATCGCGGCCCATTGCATGGGCCTTTTCCCAAAGATTTTTTTTTGCCGCCAATGCCAATTCCTTTAATTCCGCCAAAGTTACTTTTCTCATGAATTACACCTCCATGTCTTCTGGGTACCCATATTTGTCGCCAGCGTGATTGTCAATATGCAATACCTGCCCATCAAAGCTGACAAAACCAGGGAAAACATTTATCAAGCTCTCATGCGGGCACTTGCTTTCTCTAAAAATTGAGCGGATTTTATTCCGTTCATCTTCAGTAAGCGGAGCTCCACCCTTAATTACTGTGATTTTCATTTTGTCACCACCTCTGTTTTTTGATGATTGAGTTGTTCCAAACTACCTTTCAACTTGTCCGGGATAGGGATGCCTGCTTTTGCTGCATTTTCAATGATTGACAGCCCTTCATTTCCCAAGAAAAACCAGATTACTGCGATACGAATGATTTGTTGATTTGTTGCTTGATCTAGGAAATGCGCCAACGCAACCAAAAGCAAGATCATGATTTTTTTGCAGATACCACGAAATCCTTTTCGACTGCTAAGCTGGCTATCGGGGTTTATATAGGCGGCCAAAAGGCCACTCACATAATCAATCAGCATTGCGAAAATCAGCGCTTCTAGCACACCATCCCACGCCCCCTCCAGATAGCAAAAGGCAGTGCCTACAAGCGACACTGCCCCTCCCCATTCTATTTGTGTTCGTACAGGAATAACTTCTCGAATAAAATTATATAACTCATTCAATGCATGCTCATCTCCTTCTTTCAAGTGCCTCCCTTATTTATTCTGCAAGTGTGCCATTGATTACCGCCTGAACATCTGCACGATATGTTTCTGGGATCTGTTCAATAGTGCGACGTCCCTTCTGCACAACCGCTGCATAAGTACGAAGCAACGGCCAGTTCTTTTCCACAGTTGTTGCGGTGTTTACTGCATCAGCCATTCGTTACACCCCCTTCCTTCAGTGCCAATACTAAGGCCTGTAAATCCGAAACTTCTTTCTCACGTTCGGCATCCTTGGCCTTAAGCGCAGCATTTTCCTCTGAAAGCGCCAGGATAAGGTCCTGGGCATCCGAAACACTTTGCACCTGATTTTTCTTTTCTTCACGCAAGCGTTTAAGTGGCATATTTGTCGCTTGATAAAACATAAATACTCACTCCTTATTCATTAAAGATACAAGACACCGATTCAAGATAGTTTGTCCTAGCGGCCCAAGAATAGGAACAGGTTATATTCCCACTTCCACTCGGCGCAGTCGCCAGTAGCACATCTGTATTATCCTTGAATGTCCAAGTTGCAGTATCCGGCTTAACAACAATCGTTTCCGGCTTTGCATGATGATCGAGTTTAAAGCTTTGCTGGCTCCCATTTGCTACACCAAGCACAACATCTTTTTCGGTACCAGTATTCTGCTTCAGTGTAACTTTTATAGTACCGACTGTTCCTGTAGGATCCGTGTCGGCGGTGGCCACATAATCATATTGATCATCTACCAAGGAATTATCGTTCTTGTCCGGATACTGTGTATCGTGCGTCATTGGAACAAATGTCTCATTACTCCAATTACAGATATAATCTGCAGTAGGAGTAACCCCGGTGGGTGCTGTATATGTTACTTGCCCATCCGTCGGCGAATAGGAATAATTCGCCGCGCTTTGCGGTGTCCCGTCAAAGTAAAGGACAAAACCATGAGAAGCGAGGTTTGTAGTGTTCTTTACTTTCACTGTATGCTGAGCCCCATCTCCCGTCCCCAAAACTTCCCCTGTAATATAAGTAGGAGGCTTTCGCAAAGCAATATACGCTGCAATCTCGGTATCCGCAACAATGGGATGTTTTACCATAAGATGAGCCCGCCCGATATTATTAACAAAATTGTACGTTTTGGTAATACATACGCCGGTTCCCTCGGAAAAAACCGCCACATTGTCTGTGCGATGCTTGATAGAAACGCTGTTGATCTTGGCAACTGATGTCCCTGGCGTAGGAGCATTAAGAATCGCTTTGAATTTAACCGCTTTGCCCGTAGGAGCCGGAGAAACATTGAGATTTGAATAATCAACATATCCAGCCCAGCTACCACCAGCATCTTGCACAGATGCTAATACCTGGACGGTACCGCCGCTTATTTCTGTTTTGCTGATTTCAACATTGAGAATTTCCACAGCCCCGGAGCTTTCAGCTAAAGTGATTGGATCGCTTTCTACTATTTTTTGCGTAACAGTGCTGCCTGTCTGACCTGAAATTTTAATTGATGTAATGCTCGGTGAATCAGTTGCGGTGTCACTCATCGAAATAGCCACTGCGAAGTTTACTGTTTTACCTGCAAAACCAGCAAGTGCAACTGACGTCAGCGCTTCGAGCTCCGTCTTTGTATTACCCTCAGACAGTAATGACGTCGCCGTCATGGCTTGCGTCGGAAGATCCACCCATGCGGCCGTGGTCGTGTTGTATTTTTTATAGGTACCATCATCGATTTTCACCGCAAATTTCATATCGCACCCTGTCGGAATTGATGCTGTTATAACGATTCCTGAAACGGTTGAAAACGATGAGCAATCGCGTTGGCTTGCAGCCGTGGTTTTAATAAGTGCTGTTCTTGCCATTATTTTTTATTCCCCTTTCTCAATACCAACCAGCGAAGTGTTGACTCCGTGGTCTTGTGCGCCTGGCAGTGCTTTACATAACCCAAAAATGACGCGACGCGAGCACGTACGCCCTCAAAGTCAACTCTGCCATATTTAAATTCATGTGATAGATCCTTGAAGCGAAGTTTTGCCGCTTTGATATTTCTTTTTCGTGGCAATATGTGCGTCGTGAAAGTTCGATATCCAGCAAAATCAACGCCATGTGAAGCGGGAAAAATTCTAGTTTTGGGATTCAGTTTAAGTTTTAAAGTGCATTCAACAAACCATTGAACATCTGCAAGGACCTTTTTTAAATATTCTTTATCCGTCGATACAACAATAAAATCATCCATATAGCGTAGGTAATATTTTGCCTGAATGTATTCTTTAACGAAGTGGTCGAGTTCATTAAGATATATATTGGCGCTCAGCTGTGATGTCAGCGCGCCAATCGGCAATCCGATTTCAGTATCCCCGTTAAAGCCATCAATCAACCGATCCCATACTTCAAGCAGGCGTCTATCTTTTATAGTTCGCCTAATAATCTGTTTGAGGACATCATGGTCTATTGATGGATAATATTTTGATATATCACACTGCAGAATATAAACGCGTTCGCCTGTATATGAAGCCCGCCTCATGAAATTTTGTAATCTCTGGACGGCCGCATGGGTCCCTTTTCCATCACGGCAAGCATAGCTATCAAAAATAAATTTCTTTTCAAACAAAGGCTTGACGACACGCACAAGAGCGTGATGGAAAATACGATCTCGGAATGTCGGCGCATTGATAATACGCCTCTTAACTTCCGTGCGACATTCAAATTCATAATACTGCTGCGGGCGCCATGTCCCTACATTCAGCTCAAATATCATTTGTGAAATAATGCTTTCGACCCGCGCTCCAATGTACATAATCTCATTCTTATACCGCCGGCCTTTTCGCGCTTCGAGATAACCATCATAGATGTTGTCGAAGTCCACGACTTTTTCAAATAAGTTGTCATATCTAACCAAAAAAATCACCATTAAAATAAAATTTCCGCGCCGCCAACAATCATAGAGGCACGGTTTTATTTATGTTTTCCACAAGATAGCCTGCGGATGGACGACACTCCCAAATAATGTGGCGCTGGAAAGATTCATCATATGGATCTAACTTCTGGCCAAAACTTGTTATTTGCGACGCGGAACCCGATGTTCGTGTTCGCATTCGACGAGGCATTGTTGACGTTGAACACGAACGCCCCAGCCTGCGAGCCGTTGTCCCAGTTGCCGTATACAAAGTGTCGCCCAAACGAGAATATATTAGGCTGTTTTTTCTTTTGCTTTAGCCGAATAATATTTGACAAGACCACCAAGAATGCAGCCTGCTTCATCAAGGTGGCTCATCCACTCGTTCAACTTACCGTGAGATATATATTTGAGAGCATCCGCTTCGCGGACCAACGTGCGGAGATAATCTATCTCAACATCGATGTCCTGCAATGTCGTCTTTTTAAAATATCTGAGTTTCATCCGGATGATCAAATGCATTGCTTCATCTACGGCACTGTTAATTTCTGCACACAACAAAAAACGTTCGCGCTTCGGAAATTGCAGCAACGTATCATGTGTGTAAACTTGAATTTCTTCAAATTTTGTCTGCAGCATTAAAGGGTTTTTTGCTTTGTTAAAAATTTCGCTCTGTGCCAAATATTTTTCTCCTCCGGCCTGCCGCTACCGCAGCAGGCACCAGTAAACAGTTTTACAGTTTTCAGTCTCCGTATTTTGCGACGCGGAACCCGATGTCCGTGTTCGCATTCGACGAGGCATGGTAGACGTTGAACACGAACGCCCCAGCCTGCGAGCCGTTGCCCCAGGAGCCGCTTGTATAAAGGACGCAGTTTGCAGCCTCCCAACAGTAATCTCCAAACGTGCCATTTCCTTCTGTTCCATCAGAAACCGCCGGGACGAAAACATCTTTGAGGTCAAAATTTGTACCTGATGCTTCAGACGCCGTTTTTATCCAACCAGCTGCCGGAACAACACTTGTGCTGACGTAACTGCCATCCCCTTGGTTAGAAAAGATTTGTCCAATCCCGCTGGCATCTGTTTTGAAGCCATCTGTATGTTCCCATACATTACCCCAAAATTCATGAATTCCGTGCCAAACAGCGTTTGTTGTGCCGGTGGCTACTGCCGCGCTACTTGCAGTGTTGCCGGCGCCGATGGCACTTTGCACATTCGGCGTGCCCAATTCAACCAACATAAGCACGGAAATCGCATGGCGTTCATAAATATTCTGCAGATGCCAGCCATACTGTTCACTGCCAGCGGCACCCGTGTTTCTTGCGGCACATGCGCTGATAGCTGCCGGATTAGTAATATTTACCCACGGAGCAACGCTGGCGATACTGCAAGCTTTGGCACCATTTGCCGATGCTTCATAGGCACCAATATAAAAACAAGAAACCTCCTTTCCATTCCGAACAAATGCCGGATGTACATGATATCCAGTTCGTGCCCGATCGGAAATCCACCAACATTTTTTCCCTGCCTGAGAAGCGCCTGCAGGAGCAGTCCCGACCTTAACATAAAATTTAGGGATTTTTATCATTATCTGACTATCAATAGTCACCGCGGTAATTCCCGACCATGGATAAGCCTTCGTAAAATCAACACTCATTATAAGCTATCTCCTTCCTCATCAACTCGTGCCCAAGTGCCGCTGCCACCGCCACTCGTTACAAGTGCAACGCCAACAACCGCAGTCCCAAGCACGAATTTGCCATTATCAAGATCGGCGCCGTCGACTTCAAACGCAGCAGCATTATCATAAGCAAGAGTGGTATCAACTCCCGTCGATGTGCTGGATCCAGAAAATGTCGTGTTGCTGTCCCATCCATCTGTCCGAACATTCCCGCCGCCATAAGCTCGTCCATTGTAAATAGCAACGGACGATCTATATAGTTTAGCTCTCCCGTCCGTATACTGATTTTTAACATTTCCCTCAAGAATTATTCGCTTGGTGCTGCCAGACACATTGAGGCTCTTGATCTGAACCTCCTCAATTTTTTCACCATCAGTCAACTGATAATGAGCACCAATGATTAGCCCAGATGAGTCAACGACATCGATAGAGTCATCGCCAGATACAACCGACGTCACCGTAGCAATGGCCTGATCGATGTCATCGGCATTGCCAAGGAACGTTTCAGCAAACATCCCGTCATATCCCTCTGGTGCCATGTTCTGTGTTTCTAACGCAAGCATAGTGTTTGCCATAAGGCGCTCCAAATGGTTGATCCTAGCCTCATCCTTGGTAAGATCCAGCGATTTTATTTTTGTGAGTAGCGCATCGTATTCCTCAGTGCCGGGCATAGAACTTTTGAGTCCATCGACCAGTGTCTTTAAATATGCTGTGCGGTTGGCGAGTTGCCGGATCGGAAGATTGACCAATCCATAAGCGCCGCCGAGAACATCATCATTTTTTTCAATCTGGTATACACCAGATTCCCAGTCCGCCGATTCTGCAACATGATTCACCGCATGCTGGACGCCAGTGGAATCGGTGCCAAATCCGGAAAAATCCTTTTCGTTTAGTGCCATTTATTTTTTTCCTCCTGTCTAAAAATGTAATATCCAATATCCTTTGAGCTGTATATCATCCGCTTTTTCGATCACGCCCGGCCGCACTCGGTGGGAAAACATCGTATTATCTACACAAAAAAGAGCAAATTCGTGGATCTTCAATCCATTTGCCTGATTCGTGTCGATCATAAAGTCGAATCTGACGTCCCTGCCGCTCACCGTAGCTCCGGCCAGCGGGAAGAGCTGCTGATCCTTCAGCTGAATATCACTCACATCTTCAACATCAGCACCGCTGCCGACACCGATCTGAGCTATATGCTGCCCGGGTTTTGTCCCGGCAGCCAGCTCTGCAAGACGAATCCTGCCAAAATCGACAACCAGGTTGTGATCATCTATTGTCTGCAGCATTTTTCCTTTTTTGTATACGTCGATGTGGAAATCTCCTTTACAGGGATCCACATGGTCTTGAAATTTTATCAAAAGTGATACCTCCTTTTGCCTTAATCGTGCCGTCGGCCGGCCACGTTCCATCAAATTGGCTCGCATTACAATCACCGAATTTGTACGAGCCATCCATCTTGTGAACTTGAATGATTTCCAGTTCACCGCCTGAATCAAGTGGCATAACGTTTACGCCAAAGTTCGCTGTGCCATCGCAAGAAATCGTCCCATCCGCAGAAACAATATGTCGAACGGCATCATCCTCGAACCCAGACAGCAATACTTGTGTGGTTAAAGAACCGTCAGTCAAGGTCGTTATATCGTCATCCAGCTGAGGATGGCGAAGATCCCATGGCACATTTTTTTCTACTTTTTTATAACCGGTGCCCCTGCTAAGATCATCTCGGTAAATGCGCTGTTCAAACTGTATTCCTCGGCCAGAAAAATCAGCTCGACCATCAAAACACAGCGTTCCATCAGAACGATTTCTGTCACCGTTGTCGAATTTGCACTTTCCATCAAAACGATGGACGATCCGGATTTCCAGCTCGCCACCCTCGTCGACTGGCGCAATAACCGTCCTAAATTTTTCTCTGCCATCAAACCGGATTGCGCCATTGAACCGAATTGCAGTATCTGCAGTGTCATCGAGCCCTTTTGTAAGGCTGATTTCGATCGGGCCAACCTCGTCCATACTGCTGTCAAATTTTATTGCTCCCCGCGGAACGGCATTGAATTTCAGGGAACCATCAAAACCCCATGAGCCATCCGCCAATACTGGAGATGCAAATTTGCATGAACCATCAAAAGTATGATGCGTCTTACTGCTGTACGGCACAACATCGTCAAAAATAAACGTAGCGGCCACATTCAGATCGTCCGCGGCCGAATCGGTTATATTAATGCTGTCGTCGAGATCCCCGTATAGCGTGTACCGTATAGAATAGCCAAGGTGTGCCGGCTTAGCTTCTTCAACCGCCTGCCGCATTTCAGCGCTCCATATGAGATCGCCGAAAGGGATGTCTATCCTAAAATGATATGTCCCAGGGAGCTCAACAACTTTCGCGGTGTGATTGTTCACGAATAAATTGACGATAGATTGGATCTGCAGTGGGGTCATAATGGCCGGCAGCTGCAGCTTTGCTTTCACCTGGGCTCTGCGCAAGTCCAATGATGCTTCCTCGCTGGGAGTAAGCCCAAGCTCTTTTTCCCACAGGACAATCCCGTCTTCTGCAGCCGTGTCCACATAAAATTGGGCCAGAATATGCATGATGGTTGATCTGACCGCCACAATTTCTTCGCTTTGTGAGCAGATTATTTGATTCATTACTGTGGAATCTTCGTAATACCAGGGGATAAACCCCATCATTTCCCTGCCGCGGTCGTTATTCTGCTGCATGGAGTGTCACCGCCCCAACCACTGCAACTTCATCATCCTTTATCTCGAGATTTGCAGTCTTGCTGTTTATGAAATAGCTGGCATAATCAAGAACGCCATTTTGGTCTAAAATAATAGCACCTATCCGGGAATACCGGATGGTGCTTGTTTGAAAGGCCATAGCCGCAAGGTATCTTGTGAGTGCTTCCGTAAGCGTCTCCTTGATCGCGGATAAAGCAATGCCGGCGGTCGTACTCATGACAACAGTGGCATCGATATTCACTTCAACCGTCGTTGCTGGCACCACCGTAACAGTGGCACCTATTGGAGCTTTTCTGTCTCCGGAGGCAGCCGTTTCGCATATATATTTTTGGACAGCGGAAACAATATCAGCACTTGCCGGCTTTTTGTCGGCTCCCAGTATGACAACTTTTACGGTACCTTCGCCATTCCATAAAGGCACAGCGTGCGCATCTCCAACGCCGTCTACGGAGGCTGCCCATTGCTTATAATCCGCTTTGTTCCCGGACGTTCCCGGGTTTCTGACTTTTTCAAGATATCGCGCCAAGAGAGATTCTTTCGCTTCAATATCAACGCCGCCTTCCGTAGCTGCTTCATTTGTAATAGCCGATATATTCTTGCGTGATGTCGCAAGAACAACAATACTTCCTGCAGCAACATTGCCGGTGCTCCCGGACTCAACCGCGATTATCGGCACGTTCACAGTCCCGTCATCCCCGATTGTAGCGGCAGTTGTGGTCATGAAATATATGGACTTGATTTCCATGGCTGCATCAGCTTCGGTTGCCGCTTTCAGGCCATTCGGGATAACCGTTTTCGGCGTGCCAGTAACCTTTAGGGTACCAGTGGCATAAGTCGCATCCTTTCGGTATACTCCATGTTCTTCAGCGCGCATGGTTAAATAGTCGATTTCAGTTTTCTGCGCAAATCCGAGCTGCAGAGTCTTTCTTAATGCCATTCCGATAAAAACATTTTCAATGGCCGCCGGAGACAAACTGTCGAAAACATAGCTTCCTTCGCTTTTGTCGACGCCCACCGTTACATTTTTAAGCATCCTGGTCCTTATAGAAATTTCCGTTGTTTGTGATTCGTCCAAATAATCAACATCGCTCATCATCTCACCACCTTTCGTGCCAGAGTCATGCTTCTGCCTAGCGTATTTGTGATTTCACATGAAAAAATGATGCCATCAGAAATCCAGGTGAATTCGAATCCGTCTACGCTGGCGGTGCGGGCGTCGCACATCAAGCACTCTTTGACCATACGTTTTATTTCAGATTCCACAACCTTGTGCGGATAGCTCGCCCCGATTAGAGTGTCAAGTTCTTCACCATAATTCGCTGAATATATAAGGTACCGAAACCGCTCCGTACAAAGAGCTTTCACGCACCATTCGCCCCAGGCATCCGACTCGGATACCGTTTTTTGCTTTCCTGTCGGGCTTAGAATAAATTCATGCTTTTCGAAATCGAACTGAACTGTACTGCCATATGCCACCGTATCGGATGCTGCGGTATCTGTATATTCTGCCGCAGCCACGCCGGCGGTCGGGAATAAATTCGCCACGATCAGCCACCTCCCCACGGAACAACCCGATTGGTTATTACAAAATTTTGGCCACCGTCGACAGGAGCGACTAAGACGCGATCGCCAATGTGCAGTGGGAGCAGCTGCTTAGGCGTAATTACTGGGTGGCTATGCGGTGCATATTCGGCATAACCGCCGCCCCCGCTCACAACTTCAGTATCGGTAAAATCCGGTTCAGATAATGTCAATCGATCGTCAACCATAAACTGCGTAATGACTTCGCTGAAATTATCCAGCTTTAACCCGCCTTGAACCATCGTCCCAAGCTCACTGGCTGCCCAACTTTGGTTTACTGCCTGCCCGGCTCGCTTTTGCGCCTGCGCATCAATAACCCCGGCTATAGCCTTAAAAGGATTTTTCTGCATGATAATACTTCCTCCTGATATATTGCTTTGAAGCAAGCTCCATCTGCATCTTACCGGGACTATCACAATCATGGCGTACGCTGATGACATACAGCCCATCCGGCCACCCTTCGACAACAACCTTGTCTCCCTTTCGAATTGTATTGATATCGATGCTCTCGACCGTGACAGTTTCCTGTATGCCGCCTAGCATATTGCCTGCTTTTTCATTTGCCTTATCAGCATCAGTCGCCTTGGAATAATGAACAACTTTCTGAATTGTTCCGTACTTATCTGTGTCGGCGCTCGTATCGGCCTCCACCGGAGCCAATTCGCCTTTTGATTCTTTTCCAAGCACTTTCACCTTGGTGACGGCCCCCTCCAAGGTTTGCTTTTGCCCAACATGACGCAAATTCGACTGAAATTCGAATACCCACGGATCTTCATTCGATCCAATTTCAAATAGCTCCAGGCCGTCCGGCTGCATACGAATTGTATACATACCGCCGCCTTTGTCGGCAGTTTCCTTGAGCTGATCCTGCATGATACTCCATATCGATTTGGCGCGGACGACATCCCGTGCCAGCCCCTGACCAGTATCGGGCAGGCTCAGCACCGGAATATTCCAATCACCGCAAATCTGATTTATGCGATCCGATGCGGTTGTCCCCTCCTCAAAAAGGTACTGGTCGTCGGATTTAGCCAAATAAATAAGGCGGTCGTATATGGTCAAATCCCAATTACGGCGCGCCTTATTGTCAATATTTACAGACCAAACAACGCCTGGCTGTATGAGATACGAATAATTTTTCTCACCAAACCGCGTACCGCTGACGCGGATCTCCATCCCCGGCGTGATGATAGGCAACCCTGTGAATTGGTCGCCAGGAACAGCCAGCTTCACCTTGGCACAGTAGGCAATTTCGTCAAGGCGATCCTCAAGAGAAAGGCGCTGTATGCATTCACGCAAAAAATATGTGTCCTGCAAAATCACATCGTACTTGCATACACCTGGTGTAATCATGGCAGCACCGCCTCTTTGATAATTCCTGTTGGATTCGCGCTGGCAATCTTATTCCATGAAGCACCCTCACCATAATGCTGCTTTGCAATTTTCCAAAGGGATTCTTGCGAGCCAAAAATTCCTTCTGATGCAGGAACTTTAACAAGCCTTGGCCGCGGTTTCAAGTTTGTACGGCTGGCCGTTTTTTCCTCGGATTCCTTACGGACGGCGATTGTCCTCCATTCTCTAAAGGACACACTGTAATATACATCTCCAGGCTCTCCGCCGTGCTCATCCGAGGAATACGACGACATAATGCAATTCATATTTATGTCCTGCGCTCCTGTGATAATGAGCTGAATCGGATCGGCAAGCCCTTTTATTGGATACGCAAACCTGCTCTTCCATGCACTCATAACAGAATGTGCACTCGATGGTGTTGGTATATCTGCAGTTATGCAGTAGGTCGGAACATATTCTGCCGGAAAAAATGAAGAAAACGATATCTCCTTCAGCTTGTCGCCTGTCGTAAAATCGATTTCGCCGATATTCAAGATATTTACGGTCTCTATTTTACGGTCCCATTTCATCTTTATCTTTTCCGGGTTTACCGGCAACTGCAAATTAGTTCCTGTCTGCTGATCAGCAATAAAAAAATTAACTGTGTTGATGGCCGTGTCAATACCAAGAGCCTGGTTTAATAGTCCGCCGGCTATGTTTTCAAGCGAACTGCCTTTCGATAGGCCGGCCATCAACGCGTTCTTCGCTTGATACGTCGAAATTCCTATACCGCCAAACATAACATCACTCCTTGTTTTCTAGCCCCTGTTTGATTTCTGCAAGAATGCGGTATCCGATAGACAGCGCCATTTCCTCTTCACTCTTACCGTTTCCAATATGGATGTTCATACCGCTGAAAGTAAATGATGAACCATCGCCGCCGGCAGAATCTCCTCCAGATGTTGCTCCGGTCGCCCCCGCGGCGATCGCCGGAGCGTATCCGGCCCCGCCTAGATTTGCAAAAAGGTCTGAATTTATTCCTAACATCTGCCCGGCCTGTTGCCAAATAGACATTCCTTGTGACCGCATTGATGAATCAAGCGGTATCACAGCTTCCGCCCGGCCGCCTTCCGCGAATCGAGCAATATGTTCTTGGTTAAAAATACCGCCATTAGCATGCCCGCCGGTGAGACTCAATTTATCAGATACCCAAGTTAATCCATTTTGGATAGGCGTCGGGGTAGCATCCCAGACAGCCTGCTTTGCCCTTTGCATCGCACCACTAACGCGTGCAACAAGAGCATCAAACTGCGAGCCGGCGTATGATACGGCATTGCCTATCCATGTGGATAGGCCTTCATAAACTCCCTGGGCTCCGGTTTCTACTTCAAACTCAACCCTTCGCATATTCGTACGTGCATCATCTACTACTGCCAAAAAAGATGTTGAGCAAAGTTCTTTAAACTCTGTTAATTTTTCTCCTGCTGTATCTAATCCTTGCCATAGTGGAGACCAGTCTATAGGCTGAGCGGCCATTTCGCTATTTACAGACAACGCTTGCCCATAAGACTCCATGGCCTGGTTCATCATGCTAGGCTTAACCGTTGCGGTATTGCCATCAAATCCCGTATTCATCGCATATGAATTCATTGGTTGGAACGGTGGTGTATTTCCTCCCGGAGTTAAATTGAACATGTTTTCATTTAAGCCATTTTGTTGCGCCGGCGCATTGTTGGACATACCATTGGCGGCCCACCCGCCGGCTTTCTCTCCGATAAAATAACCGCCGATACCACCGGCGATACCGCCGATCAAAGCTCCAGGAGCAGCACCAACGCCGCCGAAAGCTGCGCCAATAGCTCCGCCCGCTGTAGCACCGGCCTTGGCGCCGGCTAATGCTCCGAGCCATCCACCGCCGATTTCCATGCCAGTTTTCAGTTTATTATCAGATTTATACAGCCTATATCCGTCAATGACAGCACCGATTATGGCTATACGTTTCCCAAATTTCTCAATGACATCTGCTGTTCCTGAAAACGCCTTGCCCAGTGGCGAGGTGTCCAACGTAAGCTTTGCAGCACTAAGCCGAGCACTGAGTCCGCCTGCCCCACTTTCTTTAGCTAAAGCTAACGCGGAATCATAAATACCACCTGCCTTGCCACTACCGCCAAGGGCTAGTCCGCCAAGGCCTTTAGCTCCTTTATACATACCACTCAGTAATGTCCCGCCGCCGAGCAAAGAAGCACCGAACGCCAGCCCTGCAGCCCCTGCGAAGTTGCCATGCATAAGAGCATCCAAAGAACCTTTCATCAATCCCAAGAGCGCCGCCATGAAGGCCCGCATACCAATTTCAGCGAGCTTCGTCAAGACCTTGCCGAACTGCTCTCCTCCTGGCCCGCTAACCCATTTGTCAACGGCTTCCATCATGCGGTCGAGGACATAGACGATTTTGTCACCCCAGTCCATTTTCTGAAATGCTTCATTGTTTTCAAGACATTCCATGAAATACAGCACATCATCTGCTAGGCCTTTCATTTTTGCCGATGCCCCATCGGCAGAATTGGCAAAATACCCGTCCAAAACGCTTGCGATTTTCGCGATAACAGGTTCGAAAGGTGCCAGCGCCTCAATCTGGAAATTTTCAAAACTTCCTTTAAGGCGTTCAACTGCACCTTTAGCATTGTTCATTTTTTCAACTGCAACGTCACTGGCTGTAAAATGCGTCATAGCTTCATACATTTTTTTTACGCCGTCAGCGCCTTCACGCAGCAAAATTGTTCCGCCACGAATTGCATCAGACCCAAACATTTCGTGTAACAATCTTTGTTGCTGCTCATTTGTCAAATTGCTCATTCTATCATGCAATAAATCCGCAATATCAGCCAGCGACTTCATTTTCCCCGCTTGGTCATAAAAAAGGCTGGTACCCTGTTCAGTGAGTAAATTTAGCTCAGAAAACGCGGCATATTGGCTCTTGGTCATAGGCTCCAATCTCGCAAGCATTGTTTTTAATGACGTACCTGCATCCGAACCTTTTAAACCATTTTGGGCGAATACAGCCAACGCGGTATTCGTATCCTCAAAGCTCATCCCAACACCGGACGCTACCGCTGAACACATAGACAAAGAATACCTAAGTTCATGCACATCTGTTGCTGAAGCATTTGCAGCGCCAGCCAAAATGTCTGCCGCATGCGCAGCATCATTCATATGAAACGCGTTCATTGCGGTGCTCATTACCTCCGCAGCCTCCGGCAACGAAAGCTCCCCGGCGGTCGCCAGGTCAAGCATAGCCTGTGACGCACCGCCCATTACATCTTTTACATCAATGCCGGCTTTCAGTAATTCAGTCATGCCTTTTGCGGCATCCAGAGTGCTAAATTGCGTGTCCTTGCCAAGCTGCATGGCTTTTGCCCTGATCTGGTCAATCTGGTCATCAGGCAACTGTGTCAAAGCCTTGATGCTACTTACTTGTGCGCTGAAATCCATCGCCTCTTGGGCACTGTTTACCAAAAGGCCGCCAATGCCAACGGTGGCCGCACCCATGCCGACAAGACCTAATGGCGATGTCATTGCGCCCTTCATACGTTCAATCTTGGAGGTGGCGTCATCTTTTAGATCGACACTCACCTTCCAGGCTTTGCTGGTTAAGCTTCGCAGCCGGTCCTGAATGCCATTAACCTTTGGAGCCGTTTTGTCCTCAGCCTCAACTTTCGGGCGGACAATCTTTTTTTCAATTCTTTCCAGTAGCGCATTTGTGCGGTCGATCTGAGACTCCGCCTTGGATGTATCGACCGTAATTTTCGGTTCAGCCTTGCTAGCCCCCAGCTTGTCGACAACCCCCTGCGTTTTTTGCACCCGCTGTTCAAATTTACCAACCTTCTCGTCAATTCTTGCCATAGCGTTGGAAAGCCGGTCATCCATCTTTAAGACAAGGTTCAACCGATAAAATTCCTGGTTATCCGCCATTTCGCATCGCCTCTATCTTTTTTCTGACTTCTTCATCGGCTTCCAACTCAGCCACAATGGAGGCAAGCATGAACCGCCGTTCCATATGCGGCATGGCATAAAATTGTCCAGGCGTGATATGTCTCCGTATGCTTAGCGCATGCAGATATGACAATACCGTTCGCCCGGACGTTATGAGTTTTTTATTTCATCGAGATCCTTGTTGTATCCAGAAACGTCCAGTACAGCTTCGCCGAGTAAGGCGATCTCGCCGGCAAGTAAAATGCGTTTGATAACTTCATCGCCGCTGGATGCCTTGAATTTATCAAGCAATTTCGGATCACTCCAATTCGGCTTTATGCTGGACTGTGTGATAAGACCAATCATGAACGCTTCATTATCAATCTTATCTTTAGGACCCTGTTTCGTCTTTACAGTTGTAGTGTGGCGCTCCCGCGTACGGGAAACCTGTTTCCCGGTTAATGCCTTGAGTGTTATCGGGATCCCTAAACGCTCAATAGGAATAACCATCGTTGGCACATCTTCTGAATTATTTGCAAGGAGTTTGGCGATAATATCGCCTTCCTCCATATCTTCTTGGATTTCCATTTCTTTATCTGTCATCATGATTCATTTCCTCCTTATGATTCAGTAATCGGATCCAGTAATTCAAATCCTTCAAATGTGAACGGCCATTCTTCCTCGATTTCTTTCGAGTGTTCCCAATTGGCCAGGTCAATCTTATCAAACATAACATTCTTCAACCGTATGCGCTCCGCGCCATAGGACTCTGGATCATCCAGCTTTAAAATGAGCTCGGTCCGCATGGAAGGTTTATCGCTACTGGCTACAACCGCGACCTCCTGTAAAAGCTCATCCGTCACCTTATAGCCAGAAATAGAGCCTTTGCCGCTCAGGGCAACAACCTTATTCCGTTCCCAACGATCCCCGGATGGTTTAATAATAGCTTTTTTGATATCAACAGAAGCCTTGGCCTTGTTGTACTGTGAAAGCCACTTACCCTCTTTATAAATTTCGCCAAACGTACCAACGACGGCGCGAATCGGATCAAAAGACATAATCTATACCCCCTTTTTATTATTCGCAGACAAAGTCGGAGAAGATCTGCTCCATAACGTCTGTGATTTTTGCTGTCCACTTCAAGAAAACCTGATTGGCTTCTGGCGTTATAGATGCCTGCGCTCCGTGATACACCGGATTCAGTATTACGTCATAACTGCCAGGCTCGATGATGCCACCCTGGGCACATACCTCCATGTACTGCTTGCAGGCCCCAATGAGTGCAAGCTTGCCCTCCTGAGTGTTGTTGATTTTGCCGATATAGTTTGTTTCAGCCGTGGACTGCATATCACTGTCAATGGCATCCATTGTACGGATACTGCGGATTTTCTTAAACGCATTGCCTTGATCTTGCCGCAACGTAATAAGCGAATTCATTCCCATAAGCACTTTGACGATTTTCCCATCAAAGATAAACAGGAACACGCCATTGGTAACAGCCGTTTCCTGCTCGCTGCTCCGTCCGCCGCGCCATCTGCGTGTTACGTCGTCAAATGTGGTCGCCGCGTAGGTCGTCGACTCGGAGAGCTTCTGCCCCGCAATAAGGCCAGCCACAAACGGAGCCACCTCAGCGCTAGAATAGGACACGCCATCGAGCACAACACCCACGCCGACATTGATTATGCCTTCATGATTGAATCCAGCCGAACGAGCAACAGCTTTATAGACCGCGTCATCCGCAACATCGTTTGTAGCCGGGCCGCCCATGATGCACATTATTTTCTTGCCGTTTTTCCGCATATTAATAACCCAGGATGCGATCGATGTCTGAATCGCCGGATCCGTGACGCCATCCAGTGATAAGAAATTAAATGTCTCTGTCTCCAGTTCATTAAGCATAGCAATATAATCACTTGCTGTGATTCCCGCAATGCCACTGTTGCCGCCAGTGAGCGCCACCGACGTTATTGCTTTGAATGTTTTACCGGTAATATCTGTATCGGCCGCAACTTTCGCAGCCAAAATATAGACATTTGCGGTATTAACTGCATTAATTAGCTCCGCCCACGTGGTGAAGCTGTATGTCTTCAAAAGCGATGTTCCTTCATAGAGCTTCATGGTGTAAGAACCGACTTCCGTGAGCGATGGGGCAATTGTTACTTTGAAATTATTCCCCCGCGACCCTTTATATTTCGCTGTCAGCTTGACGACATCCGCATCTGTAGCACTCTTGAGTATGAGTGTCGCCTCAGCCGCAGTATCATCCACGAGCCGCTTGGCGAGGATTTTCTTTGCGCCGCCCAGAACGCACATGCGAAGTGTTTTATAAAACGTCGAATTGTCCGTATCGGCAAGCGCACCAAATTCGTTGAGAATATCCGTTTCACGGACAATCGTCGTAAAACCGTCCGTTTTTCCCCAGTGGGCTTTGATCGGTAAGACGACCGTGCCGCGGTCTCCTGTGGTGACAGCTGCAAGAGCTGCCGCCTTGAAATTCATATACAGACCAGGAAGTTTCGGAAGGTCTGTGCTTTCCCATTCACCACCAGCCATTATTCATCACCGCCTTTTACTGGTCTTTTAAGAAATGTTTCAATAAGCGTTTTCATCTCGTCAACGCTGTATTCGGTTTCTTCTTTACCGTAAATTGCACCATCGATAACCTCCGGGCCGCATTTGAACTGTTTTTTTGCTGCCGCCTTGAGCTCCGCCACTGTATACCGGATGGCCTGCTGTGTTACCACAGGTGTGGCGGTAGGCTGTACCGCTGCTTCTTCTGCCATTTATACCCCTTCTTTCTTTTCAATATGACCGTCGATACCAACGCTCGCCATGAGCGGTGCTTCTTCCCGCGGCCGTTTTGTCTTCCGGCTCACTGTTGCCGTTATATGCCCCTGTTTTAGGGCATCAGTATAAAACCTACCAGTAACATCTATCAGCGTCATGTAGCGCCGATCCGGCAGTGAAATCGGTATTTTAACCGCGTTCCCCATCTCTTCTATGAGTCGTGAGGCGATTGCCGTCTCTTCTGTGACGTTTCTGCCAAACACATGGCAAACAACTTTTTTTCTGACGTCGAATGCCAGCGCGCCACAATCTTGAATAGACATTGTATCCACTCGCCACAAAATTGCCGGCCGCATGTATCCGACCGGAAGTTTGTCGCTATAGGCGCTGTAACCAGCCCCCAGCAAACTTCCCGTCCATTCGGACAACGCTTTTGCCCAGGGGTCATTTATAACCGGTCCCTGTTCTTCTGCCGGCTGTAGCGCGAGGATGAAGAAGTTGACGCATCGTGTAAGCGCCTGCCATTCTGTATCAGCCACATCTTCGAGCATGCCATCAGCCATGCAGGTAAATGCGCTGCCATCTGGCGCGCTCAAAAGTTTTCTGTCCAAAACATCATTTATTTTTTTTGCCAGTGCATCAACTTCTGTATAGCTTGATTCTTCTACATATGGCCAGACTTCAAACCTTTGCCGAAACCCGGCCCAGTCGACATCATCGTCCTGACTTGTCTCTTTGACGATCAAATACGGCTTTGGCGTATCTGCTGCCGCCGTGTGCGGTTCAAAGATACGCCCCTCAACTTCTGGCACCCCATCGATAAGTGCCTGCCTTACTTCATCACGCATGCAAATCACCCCCAAAGACTGGTAACAGCCGCTTTCAAGTCCTGCTTTCCAAACTCAGCCGCCGGAAGTACCGCCGGCATAGATTTTGTTCCCGGGTGATGAACAGCCTTGACCGGATGAGGTGCCCCGTTCCAATACAGCGCCTTTTTACCATGTGGCAAAATCTCATGCGCCGGCGTCCCTTTTTCAAGATATCGACCGTACTTGACTCCATGAGCAATATGAATCCTCACCATGTCACCAAGGATTTCAGCCCCACCATTAATGGCCTGCCGGGCGTGTGCTGTGCGGTCTTGCCATGGCGCTACGGATTTTGCTTTTTTCTCCATCTGAGCCGCGACGCTTTGGCATACCAAAAATGTCGCCGCCTTATTTCTTGCAACGATTGTCCTTACTCCATCACAAAACATTACCGAACCACCTCCATGGATCCATCGATACTGGTGAGTACCCCGCACGAATACCGAGGAACCACTTCGATCACCTTAAAATGCAGACCATAAGCATCAACCTCATCTGTAATAGATGCTGTTGCCTTGATATCTGCATTTGCATCAGCAATAAATCCCCAGCTTTTATCCGTTTGCCGAATGCCGGCAACCGTGTTCGATGTGTTGACAATCATTTGCCGGCTTTTCTGATTGAAAATGCGCACAACAAAAGGGCCAAGCTCAGTTTTCTTCACTTCGCGGCCCCCACCTTTTGGTGCATTTTCTGTTCGACTTATCTTTATTTCAACAGGATTCTGCGAAATGGTAGCAGCCACATCCCGTTTTCGAATCTCCGCAAATGTCATATCACATCAGGCCTCCGCACCGTCAAAATACGAGCTTCAGACATGTTATCCGTTTTTGCGGCCATTTCATCATACATTGCAGCCATTTGGAGACAATACGACGCGAACTCTGTCGAGGTCGTGTTCTTATACGTCTCTTGCCCGATGCTGTACTCTTTTGTTTCCCCCGGCCCCTCTGACAGTGTGGCTTTAAGACGCCATCCCTCTGCTGCCGCGGCGTAAATGTTGTCGGCATCGGTCAAAGTATCGACGATATCCTCATCACTAAACCTGGTATCGGCAGCCGTTCCGCCGGCTGGCACTTTTTCATTCACCAAGCGCCGGAGTTTTCGCTCAAGATCCTGTGTAGGTACCATCCTCCATCACTCCTTAGCCAATAGTCAGCTCCTGCACGTTTTCATCGATGGCAGCATATACCCCACGATATGCATAGCCGATCATCTGCTGTTCGACAAGGCGTGTGAGATCACCGGCATTCGCTTCAATGCGCAGGTCCTGCTTTAAGAGCTCCTTGAACCCACGTTTCGGGCGAATGAGGTAAATCTTCTTGGTATCCACGCCATTGTAGGTATAAGTCTTTTTGCCGACTTTTTCTTCCCAACCATCGTAATAAATGACCGTATTGATGCCAGAGAGCTTCGGCAATATCGTCCCATTGAGCTGATAGCCACCATTCAGCGCCATTTCGATATCAATCTGGTTCGCTTTGCTAGCCAGCAGAACCGTGGCCGGCCGCTTTGCGACTACAGTGCTCTTAATGCCTTCTTTGAGCGTATGATAAAGGCGCAGCCAGAATGGATCCGTTGTTTCGCCCTGCAGCGCTGTTTTATTCGCCGGTTTATACGTTGCGCCGGTAATCGGGGAAAAGTGAATGTGGTTGCAGAGCGCATTATACGCCTGCCCCATGGCTTTATTCAACAGTTCCACCTGGAAAGACTGATTGAAGTCCGTCATCTGCTTGGTGTATTCAAAACCTGCCGAATAGGTAAGGACGCGAGCCGTCGGCCCATATTCAGCCTCCAGTGTGCCGAACTTTACTTCCTGACCTTCCATAGATTGCGTGAAAACAACAGATCCGCGCAGCGCCCATTTTGCATCCAACACTTCTGGCAGATTCGCATCAGAAATCACATCGTAAATAGGCTGATACAGTGGCTGGACATCTTCCCTGCCAAGCTCAACATCGAGCACAACCTTCCGCAGTAAATCTTTTGACACATTAGTGCCGCCGTAGGTAATCATTTCACCAATTGGTCGGCTAAACGCAAGCGTTTCCATTTCCCCGTTGATAATTTTTTTATCAGCATAATCAACCTTGCCATTCAAAACAAACGGCACTTTGCACTCGCCACTGTACTGCCGGCGAGCGGCAATCATTGTTTCCTGTGATACGATATTCATCAATTATTCCCCCTTATTAATTATTTCGACGGTGACGCCGCTGCAGTCACGGTCTGCGGATAAAGCATAAACTGAATCGTGTTAGCCGCATCCTTGGCGGATGATACTCGGCCACAGAAAAAAGCTCCTGCGACGGCACTGTCATCGGTAAACAGTAAGCGTGCTGGGTCAAAATAAAGTGCCGCACCTTTGGCAAACGTTTTTGCCGGGTCCACCTGATCGGTAATATATTCTGACGGTTCGATTGTCAAGACAATATTCGTACCGGCAGTGTTTTCTGCTGCCACAACCGTCTGCATTGCAACACCGAAAAAGCCATCAATGACAGCGAACTGCCCCGCCGTGACGCCAGATCCGGCATCAACAGTTACCTCAACGGACTTACCGTCACTGATCTTCACCTGATTAATATTAATTGTTGTACTTGGTATCGGCTGGCCAATATATGACATAATCTATTTCCCCCTTTTTCTATTAAAGCGCAACGCGCCTCGTCGTAAATGCACTATTACCACTATCACCATCGCTGGCAGTCACCGGCGGCACCGCATCAACATGCGCCTGGGCCAGGATTGCTTTTACCGACGGATCCGCGAGGATGCCATCGATTTCCCCGGAAACCTGTTCTTTTGTCGGATTCTCCGGTAAACGCAGCATCTTTTTCACAAGGCCCTGCGCCATTTCTCCAGAAACTTTGCTGCTGACGATTTCCCCAATGAATTCGTCCTTGGCTTTTTCATCCTGTGCTGCTGCTGCGCCGGCAGCGCCTTTGATCGCCGCGATGAGCTCCGCTCCGCTTTTACCACCGAACATCTCACCGCAAGCCTTTTCAAAATCACCAGTCGCCGGCTTCTCCCCGGCAGGCGCTCCCATTTCGCCGCATGCGGCCGTCAGGTCTGCCGTCGTAATTGTTCCTGCATCAAGCAGGGCCTTCAATTCTGTCTTCATTCCATTCGCTCCTTTTGTTTCCATTTCACCCGATACCGGCTCCCACGATTCCTTCCGCTGAACCTCTACAGGCTCGCCAATAATAATGTTCCCATCTTCCGGGCTTTTTGCATAAGGGATTTTATAATACTTCATTATGTTGGTTCCGCCTGGCTCGAACCCGGCAATAAAATAGTTGTCATATACGGAATTCATACTGACATAGTCATTATTATTTCCGGTAGACAGTTTATTGTAGGCCGCGTTGCGCAAAGTCTCACGCAAAGCCTCATGGCTCGCATCGGCCGGCTGGGCGATGGTGTCCATTTCACCGGATATTGCCGCAACCGATGTCGGCATGCCGGCCCGATTGAGCGGCGTCCAGTCGATGGACAGCGCTTTATAATCTGTCACATCTGTTTCTCCTGTAACCGCATTTTGCTGCAGCTGCGGGTACCCATAAATAGATACCTGGTTGACAGCGTTGCCACGCACCCAGCGTTTGAGGTCCGGCGCACTCTTGTCGATAAGCCCGCGGAAGTACGCCACTCCATCCTGCATTTTTGCCCCAATCCAGTGAGTAACCGGATTAGGAAACTCCGTTGCGACGTCTTCTGCCTTTTGATGTCCAAGAAATGCCGGCAGTCCAACGGAATTCACTTCACCGACAATGCTCTGCAATGCATTGGGCGTGTAGTTCCAGTTCCTGGTGCTCTTTCCGACCGGCACAGCCATGACAACCTCGCAGGGATCTTCGTCACCAGCTTTCAGAGCATCAACATTGGCCCACGGTGCGACTGGGACGTCGGCAACCTGCATTTCTCCGGATATCCGAGCTGCCAGGGCAATCATTTTACTTTTTCCCATACTAATCACCTCCTTTCTGAGAATTTTTTGCCCTACGGTAATTCATACGCCTCATTTCATCACCATCCTTATGAAAATAACCTGTAGTTCTTTTGGTACCATGATTCGATATCCGGCTGTGATGTGGCATCGTTGCGCCACGCTTTCAAACGCCGAACAAGGGCCTGCGTATCTTCCGGCTCCGGCTGCAGCGTACACAGGCAATGCGGGTGCGCCGGATACGGGGGGCAATCATCAGCTGAATATACTCCCCGGCCATTACCGCCGCTCGCATAGGTATCGCAAATATCCGGACGTGGATGTGATGCTGAGAGCACCCATCTCACATTGCCGATCGCTGGCGATGATTTTGCGGCCGCTATGGTACCTTCGCCATAGGCTGCCGTCAACTCCGTCCTAGCAAGGCGCAGCGCATTATAATCTATATTCAAAGGCACACGGCCACCCATGCGTTTCATCATGTTGGGATAATTCGCCGCCATATCCTGCCGGCCATGCCTGACGTAAGACTCAAGCGCCTTGGCCACCACAACAGCATCCTCCCCAACCCCGGCCCGAACAATATCGGCCATCACCTTTTGCGTGTGGTCCGTTACATTCCAGATGCGGTCCGAAAGCTTCAGCCCATCCTTATATGCTCTGGCAAAGCTCATTTCTACAGCCCGTTTGCGCTGGAAATCGAACATTTTGATGAGAGGATCCGCATCTATTTCAGCCTTTCGAAATATGTCGAGCGTAACGGCCCGCGAGAAATACACTCCTGCATCAACGCCTGTTCCTATCATGGCCCTTATCTCTCGACCTAAGCTGGCATCAATCTCGGAAACATCATCGCCAATTGCCTGCAGCAAATACCGCAGGTTTTTATTCCTGCCTCGCCGATACTCTTTTAAAATTCTCCGGACTGATGAGGTGTATATCTTCGCAATCGTCGCATCACTCTGCTGTAGCAGAAGATAATATCGTTTCCTGGCTAAGAGCGCCCATTTATAATACTCACCGGCCGCAGCCTTGATGCCGTCGATCTCGTTGTTCATGTATTCCCACCACCAGCTGCGCCTCCGCCGTTTACAACCTTGTCGATCTGGTCAATCTGCGATTGCTGAAACTGGCTTTCCTCGATCTTCAATCCCCACAGCCGCGTTTGCTCTATTTTTTCCTTTTCACCAGGAGCACCATCTTTGCTTTCCCATTTGTCCATCGTGTCAATATACCGTGCTAAATACTCGACAGCCGCCTGCAGCGAAATGAAATTTCCGGTCAGCGCTGTCGAAAGAGCCGACGCTATGTTGGCGAGCGTCAATGCATCTGCCTGTTCATCGCGATCCAAAACAATCTCCCAGTTTATTTCAGTGGCATACGACGCGAACTTTTTCCCAGTAATGCTCGAGAGCATCGCCATGGCCATGCGAGCAAACAGCAGCCACGAATCCTCCACCTGCTCTCGTTTCCTCGTTACCCGGCGTACCAGGATAGGCCCCTGCTCTTTCGTCGAAGCCTGTGCGCTTGAAATATGAACACCAAACGCGAACTCTGGCACCTCGGATGTGTCGATGATGCAATAAAAAATGAACTGTAGCAACGTCGACGTATCACCAATGGCCGACGAACACTCGATGAATTCAGCGTCCTCATTATCCTTGACAAGAAATAATTCTTTCCCGCTCATGCTGATCGTTGGGGCCTCTCCTTTTTGTATGGCTGTATACGCATCCGGGAAATTATTCTGTAGGAAAGCCTTAACATCAGCCAACTTAAACTTCATCTTTGGCGTGCTATGCATCTTGCTGCCGCTGATCGCATGAATCATAACATCGTGATACGCCTTAAGGAACGGCTCTATCGGCTCTAATTCACTGTATCCATGGAGCTCTGTCTCGTCTGGCTCATTCTTAAAGTGAATAATTGGGATAAATCCCCACGGATTTGCTTCCTGGCTTGAAACAACGCTTTCGGGTGCCGTGCCGCTCACTTCGGTAATAACCTCGGTTGCCGTCATCCGTTGCCGGACTGTATATTCCTGTTTGTCGCCATTCGCATCAATCCATTTATTCTTCGACAGTGTCGTAACTGCCGTATACTCATGCGCGATTGGATCATATTCTATCCCACCGGACGGAATCTGCTCCGGAGGAATCAACATACACCCCAGTCTGGTTCCGCGTGAATTCTCTGGGTACAGCTTCTTGTCAGCTGGCATATTTACGAGCCGCACGAACACCTCACCGTCAACCATGTTCTTTTGATGTACTCGTTGCTTAAAACTGACAATCGAGTTCATAAACTCGTCAAGGTCTTCCTGGGCATTGGCATCATCGCAAACAAATGACGGCACCCCCATGAACCCAGACAGCGTATTGATGATCGGTTTGGCAAATCCTGCCCCAAGTTTATAATTATCATCACGATTATAGTAAAGGTCCCGTGCGCGCTTATAATCAACATGGCCCTCTATATTCAGTGAATACGGCGCCGAATACATATTTTTCACATTGAAAAAGAAACTGCTCATGCGGAGACGCGACATTTCGCCGACAGCCTTGTTTACCCAACGTTTCAGTTTATTATCCATAGATTCTCGCTCCTCCCAAAGCAGCCGCAAGCCCCGGGTCTATCTGACCACCCTCTGAAAATGCCAAAACTAAAGCATCTGCACGGTCCGGACTCCGCCCGACTCTTTTTTTATAAGTCTTTTTATCTTCCAAAATTATTTGTCCACGGCTGTTCAGCCCGTATTTCCGGGTTGACAGCTGTGCAGCAAGTTCATCATCCTGTAATAGTTCGATATCGCCATCCTGCAGCCGTTGCTTGAGCCCACACCATTGTTCGGTTGCCCAATTGGCATAATGCTCTTTATCCGCAGGGCTGCCGCCGTTATGGCAAGCAAGCACTTCGATATTGAGATTGTCCTGGGCAATAACTTCGCGCAGTCGGTCTGTTACGCCGCCGCCGACACCGTCATCATCAACATGGATCCGAGCAAATGCCTTGCTGTGCTCTTTCATGGCCCCTTTTGTAATGTCCAGGATGTTGCCAGTCGTCTTCATGGTGTCCTGCCGGCTGAAATGATGGAGCCCCAGAACTTTGCCGGCAATGCGCGGTATAATAATCGTTTCATCGTTCCCGAAACGAGCAATATCGGCCCCAACATCCAGCATCGAATCATAGTCATTATCCAGCTCTCGCATCATAGCTGCTTCGACAAACTCAATAGGGATAAGGCCGTCCGGCTCGCTCTTCGGGAACTCGCCCAGCACACGAACGCGGACCACATCAGAGTCAAGCCCGTACAGTTTAATAAGGCGCTGACTATATGCTGATGTTACCCGGGGCGTGTCCATGGAACTGACTTTCATTGTGTAGTAAAGATCGCGGTCCTCAAAAAACGCCCGTTTGAACGTCCCGGAATTGCGTGTCGGGTTACCACAGAGCAAAAGCTTTGCATCCTCTGTGGTGAGCGCTCCCTCAATAACCTCGAACATATCATCCTTGATACCGCTGGCCTCATCGCATAAAAAAAGCAGGTGTTCCTCATGGAACCCTGCCATGTTCTCCGATTTGCTGGCCGTTCTGGCCGTTGCAAACCACCGTTCTGGATAGGCCCGGTTCACAATCTTTGTTTTCTGCCACTCAAATATACTGTCTAGCAGAGGCGATCGTTTCATCCACTTGGCAACTTCCGCCCAGAGAATGTCGTATAGCTGCTGCTGTGTTGGCGCCGTACATGGGATTTTGGGAAAAGGCCGGGTGAAGTTAAACCAGCAGATCAGCCACGACTCAAGTGCCGTCTTGCCCACACCGTGGCCGGCTCGAATTGCTGTCCTGGCATTGCCGGCCACTCCCCGCAAGGCTTCTTCTTGCCAGGGATCCGGAACTACCCCCAGGACGTTGCGGACAAACGGAACAGGATCATCAATATAGCGGGTTATCCCGCGAATCATATCGGCTGTGCTTGGCTCGCTATTTTTTGCCATTGTCCTTGTCGCCCCATGCGCCAGTAAGTACCTTCACCAATTCCCCTGCCAAATCAACCTCAACCTTGCGCTTTTCCTCTTTGCAAATTCCAAGATGCTGCGCCAGTTTGTCCAATGCCGGCCCTTTGGGATGCAGCTTGATTGTGCGTTGAATTTTTTTGATAGGCTCTCCTTTTTTAGACGGAATGATTGTCTCAACCTCATTCAGCTCAGCAATACAGGCCGCATCATCCGCGGATAGTTCGTCAGATGGAACCATTGTCATCCCCCGGCCCGGCGCCCAACCGATAATATCATTGATCTGTGAAAAAGCAATCCGTGCATATTCTTTTAGGACACGCTCCGCGCTGATGCCGGTGCGAATTGAAAGATCTGCGCGCCGCCGATCAATTTCATCTTTAACCGGCCCAGACTTATGAACCATGCGCGATGCCTGTTGATGCGCTGTTTTGGGAGAATACCCCGCCCGAATAGCTGCCTGCTTTCCACAGGAATCGACCATATATTCTTCAACAAACCTTTCCTGCTTCTGACTTAGCGCCACGATAACAACCTCCTCACTTGTTCTTTTCTGAATCTCTCTCTCCCCATGCTTGATTCAGAACATCTGCCAGCATGTTATCGACAGTATGTATTTCCTCGCCATTATCACGCCACCGCTTGCCCTGCCGATTTTTCAGCCAGAAAATGCAAGCCGTGACGTTTGGAGCAATATGTCGCTTCGTTTTTCTCACCTTGACTGGACGCCCGTCCTTTGTCGCTATGACTTCCGCCTCATCGACATCATATCCAAGGGCTCGCTGGTACAAGGCATTTTCTACTTTCATATCGGCAAACATCTTGCCTTTGCTTTTGGACTGACATAATTCAGGATAATCTTTGTACCACCGGTACAATTGTCTCGTTGATATGCCAATTTCTTCGGCTATCTCATCATCCGTGAGGCCGGCGCGGCACATCCAATGGATAAGGTCCTTGTATACATCCGGGTTATAATGCGGTTTTGGGCCTCTCTTAATTTCCTGCGTCGTTCTCCCATTTAATCAGCCCAGCAATAGCCATGACAAAATAAACCGCAAATAATACAGCCTGAGAATACAAGCCATGCCAAGCATCGTATCCAGCCCAGAACCCATTTGTGCCAATCCATATAAAAAAGCACCGCCTATCGCGCTGCACATTAAGCCAAGTTCCTAAAAGCGCAGCAGCGGCAACAACCCATGTAAAATATTCTGTCATAGGAGCACCGCCTTTTGCCCTGTGAACTCTTCCCAGCGGTGGACAATGACGTCACAATACACCGGGTCAAGTTCCATGGAGCAGCACGCCCTTCCGGTTTGCTCTGCAGCAACAAGAGTGCTGCCAGATCCACCGAAGAAATCTGCCACAACATCACCAGTCCGGCTGGAGTTATGAATAGCTCTCGCGCACAACGCCAAAGGCTTCATGGTTGGGTGCTCTCCATTCCGAAGTGGCTTTTCGAATCGCCATATCGTCGTGCCAGAATCATCGCCGGCATAAACTACCTCAAAGGCCGGTACTTTGAATGCGACCTTGGACAGCCCTGAAGTCACTGTGATAATGCTGCCATCGCTCACCTTTTCTACAACAACCGGCATATCATCCTCAATTGTAGTTCCTTGCTTGCGCCCTCCATACCACTGGTGGGCCTCCCCTGGCTTCCATCCGTAGAGAATCGGCTCATGCTGCCATTGGTAGTCCTGCCGGCCAAGCGTAAACTGGTTCTTTACCCATATTAAGCACTGCTTGAACAACCAGCCCGCGCCCGTCATCGCCCCGCGGAAGTTTGAACCGACCGAGTCAGCATGGCAAATATAAATCGCACCACCGGCGGCCGTCGCCTCAAACATAGTTCCGAACGCCTTGGAAAGGAACGCATTGAACTCGTCCGGCTGCATGTTGTCGTTCCGAATGGTCAATTTTTCCTCGGTGCCTCCCTGATAATTCACATTATATGGCGGATCCGTAAACACCATTGTGGCCAGCCTGCCCTCCATAAGCTTCTGGACATCAGCAAGGGCGGTGGCGTCGCCACACATCAGCCGATGTCGGCCAAGTTGCCAAACATCGCCGAGCTTGCTGACAGGTTCCTTTATTTCTTCAATAGCTGCAACTGGATCGAAGTCATCCTCCTGGATATCGCCATTATCCATCTCAGCCAAAAGCTTGTCGGCCTGCTTAGCGGTAAATCCAGTCAGCTCAATATCGATTCCATCCAGTCCACCGAGCAATTCAGCCATAAGAGCATCATCGATATCACTCAGTTCAGCGATACGGTTGTCAGCTATCAGGTCAGCCCACTCTTCGGCCTCAGACGAATAATCTTGCCTGTCTATAGGTATCTGCTCAGCGCCGAGCAAAAGGCCCGCCATGAGGCGGCCGTGGCCGCGTACGACATACCCGGAACGATTTGATACAGTCACGGGCGCTCGCCAGCCTTGTGCCTTGATTATTTTGGCCAACATCTCTATTTGCTTTTTCGGGTGCTGGTTTGGATTACGCGGATTCGGGACCAGTGTCGCCGGATCCACAAGCTCTGTATATGAGCAATGTATTAAAATCTCTTCCATCGAATCGCCTCCGTATTTTAGGTAAAACAAAAACCGCTCACATTTCGTAAGCGGCCCCTCTTTAAACTTTCGATGATATTATTATATCTCGATTTTTGCGTAAAAACGCATCAAAAAAAGGATAAAAACGTTCAAAAAGCAGAACAAAAGCGGAATGAAAACGAACCCAAAAGGGAATAAATATAGCAAAGCCTTTTATCCACAGCAAATCCCCGGCTTTTTGTGGATTTGTTCGTAACTTATTTATAAAAGACGAAGGAAAGTTGTCCGACGTCATCAGGCGGTAGTGCACGCGGTCCAAACACCATGACGCTCATCTGTTCCAATGCCCGCTCGCTCGTATCCCTGCAACTCTTTTCAGAACAATGCATCGTCATAGATATGTACTGCCATTTACGCTTATCCATGAATCGCATGGTTACGATCTGCTTACTTTCATTGTCCAGGCCTTCAAGGGCACGGTCAACCTTGGATATGGTTGTCTCAACTTCTTTGATGTTGATGCCAAGCTCCTTGATTTTTTCCTCGATGCTAATCCGCTTTTCCACATCGCCCTCCACCCGGCTTCCGCCGCCACCGCCGCAACCGGCCGTAAGTGAATACGAAGCTATAGGCGCATCGATCGCCCGAAGCATCGCTTCTTTCCCGTCCTTCTCTGCCCGCATATTTTTCAGCCACACAGCCAGGCTGTTATAGGTTTTCAAATACCTGATAATTGTCGAAATGTAATCATTGTACTGTTTCATATTTCGTTATCCTCCGCTCGTGGTTTCTATTCTGCTGGTTTTCGGGATCTAAACGCCCATTATTTTTAAACGCACATCAAGGACGGCTCATCGCCGTCCTTTTTTTTGGTCGACCTATCGATATTTTTTACCGGTCAGGATATCCTTCAACGTTATGTGGCCTATAACCTTAAGCCCAGCGGCTCCAAATATGGCATTTACCTGTTTTAAAAGGGCTTTGATCAGGGCCCATTTTCTGCGGTCGTAGCTACTGCCATTATCCGCATTTTGTATAGCCTGGTATGCCGTTGGGTCCTTGTAGCCGCTGCCGTTCTTTCTCAGATCGTTTCCCCTCATCAAAACCCCTCTTTCTTTTCTCGCATATCTTGATTTGAGTGGTTATTTCCAAAATGGAACATGCCACTTCATCTTCACGCGCGCGAGAGTTGACTTTCTTCAACGGCAGCCAGAATCCTCATCGTGGTCAAAAGCTGCAGCCACCAATACCAAAACAGCCGATATTATAGATGCCATCATTGCCATATCATCCCCACACATAAACGTCCGTCCTGCTGAAATAACCATATACATGCTCACAGGAAAGCACGCCGCCAGTATGATATATGCTATTATTTTCAACATTTTATCTCGCTTCCCGATTGGGTACCTGCTGAAATTTCCTCTTTAAATATCTGTTCAAACTGGCCGCCTTTAATCTTTCCCAAGCCATAGCGCCGTTTCTGATTCTGCTGATGCCGGCGTCTATATTTAAGGTGTGTCGTAATCGGTGCTATCGGTATCATTCCATATCATCCTCACTTTCAATATATCCATGATTCAACCAAGGAGCCTACATCTTTTCCACTCCGGGGAATCCTTGTATACCCTTCAGGTATCTTTTTCCTTACCGCTTCCAATGTTTCCCCGGTCACCGTCTTATCGGTCGGCTCTATCCCATTGAACAGCCGCGCAATATATCCCCCTGGAAAATCATCCGGCTTATTGTAAATACCGATGGTTTTTATTGTATTTCCATCCCTGGTATATGCATCATTAAAGCTAAAGCCTGTCATTTTATACGCCTCCAAATAAATTCATTTCCCGAGTACATGCCGGATTAATATAAATAGTTTCCCTCCTTGTTCCTCGTGTAACAGCAACATTCATCGATCTTTTTTCCCATCCATCAAGCCAGTTGTCATAAAGATCATTTGCATAACTGGATATAATACAGGGACCTCTATGTTTCGAGCAAAGCCGCAAAAGCTCAACGTGTTTTTCTTTTGAACTAAATTCACATTTATAATGCAGCTGAGTTCTTGTCTCAATCAAATATGGTGGATCAATGTAAAGTAATGCATTTTTGTGATTGTACATTTCTATTATTTCCAATGCATCAGCATGCTCGATTTGTGCCATCCTAAGCCGCCCAACTATATTTAATATTCTTTGTGGTAATTTCGCCCAATATTTCGGCATAAAACGCTGATTGCTTCGGTCATTATTCCAGCCACTCATATTAGCAGTTTTAGCACCGAATCCTTGCCATGTGCGAACCAAAAAACGGCGAGCTTTTTCTACTTCATCAATACATTCCAATTGACCGATTTGGCTTAATTTATATTCTTCTCGACTATACGGAGTCATCTCCAATACTCGAGCCAGGTCAGCGGCATGGTCGCGAGCAACCATGAAGAGATTTATAACATCATCGTCAATATCATTTATTGTTTCTGTTCCCGCAGCCTTTTTTGTGAAAAAAACTGCTCCGGATCCAAAAAACGGTTCGCAGTATACATCATGGGGGGGCATTATGCCGGATATGAATTGTGCCATACGCCACTTGCTCCCTGGCCATCTGAGTATGCTTTCCATTGTCATGCCCCTTTCAAATTCCGATCTTTTTCCCGCATATCCCACAATATTTATCATCCGCACTAATCTCCGAATTCCCGCACTTTGGGCAACTCTGCACATTATTATCTGTAACCGTTGGGCCTTCACCATATATCGCTCCACAAGCCTTGGCGTTCGGTATCATGAACATGCAGCCATCGCCAGAAACAGAACACTGCCACCGGCCATCCTCGCCGTCATATCTCGCACATTTACAACTCATTTGCGCCACCGCCTCAAAATATATTTGCGAACCGGGAACGCCTTAAATTTTCTGCCGTGTGCCGAATATCCGCACTCATCACAGTTATAAAGTCCGTTCCCGGTCTGCGGATTTTCATAATAAATTTCACCATCAGCACACTTCGGGCACATCTCCCAGCCTTTTTTTACATTTTCTAAAGCTAGCTGCTTTTGATAATATTTTTTTGATCTCGACCACAATTCAGCTATTGGCTTCATTTTTTATCACCTTCCATCGCATCATGCCAGCACTGTCCGCATCCAGGAGTGCACAACAGACCTTTTTTCTTATTGTCTATCAAACCATAATCTCCAGGGCAACCTTCCCGCTGTATGGCCAGATAAGCGGAAGGAAATTTCTTGCGACCAATATTCAGCCATTCATGAACTGTCATGTTCAGCTGCTCAACTGGTAAGGATTGCTTACTGGTTGCTTCAGCCTCCCGGCGTTCCATAATTTCTTGCATTATTCTTGCTAAATCATAAAGCGCAATGTCGCAGTCTCTTGCTCCTAGACATCTTGCCCTTTCCATCTGGTGTAATGTATTTTTTAATTGTTCATAGCTGATTCGTTCCATTGTCAGTCCTCCACTTTCTTCGGTGCATCGAACCATGCCGCATAAACTCCACCCTCGAACCGAGCTATAGCATCCCCATTTTTATCAAGCAAATCATAGCCAACCGTTATGCTGTCAGGGAATTCCATACCGATATCCACTATATCTGCAATCTCCCGAGACTCGCCAGCTTCTGCACGTTTTTGTCCAACTTTATAAATTTCAACATCATTCGGGCCATAAACAAAAAGTGTATTTATTTTACCGTATGCCATTCTTATCACCCTTTCTCCGCCGAACTTCGACCAGCGCCTTAGCGATATGATCGATAGCCCGCTCCAGCATTATTTTTTCTTGGGATTCCTTGGCTGTATTATCAAAAGGCGAAAAATGCAGGTGCAGCAGTTCATGAACAAGCGTGATCTCCATATCCTGCTCAAAAGGTGTATCCTTGGGCCAGTCTGCCGGATCCAAGATGTGAATCACCGATTCTGCAGTGCTTTGTTCCCAGTTGTTTTCCCCGCGGGCAGATTCCTGGGAAAAGTCCGCGGCCCGTACAATTTTCAATTTGACATCCCAGTGTTGCAGCCGCAAACGTTCCTGCCAGTATTTCATTAAAAGCTGCAGCTCCTGGAGTTCACAAACAAAATGCATCATGCTCTTTGATTCCACCTTTCTACAGCTTCGGCTTTATCGTTACAAACTACCGTGGTGGACCCGCAATGTGTACAAACGACATGAGCGGTACCGGGCTTTTCTTCTCCAGTTACATATCTCCCACTCCGGAGTGCCGACTTGTGTCCGCAAAATGGGCACGGTTTCAACTCATCCATCACGCCATCTCCAATTTCTTTTTTATCCGTTCGATCAACTTCCGGTCTTGGCTTTCCGGCGGCAGCATCATCTGCCAAGTCAGAGCCTGTGCCCAATTCAAATCGCGTTTTCTTTTGGTATTCCGCCATCGTTTCATGTTGCACCTCCATAATCACAAATTCAGCTTACTGGAGAAAACCGTCTGCTCACATGGGTTTTTTGCCCGCTGATCAAGAATTTCATTGATAACAACGTCGGTTATGTCATCCATCGTTTTAACGACCATCCGGAGCGGAACACCATCATGCACCATTTTTGCCGCCACCCCATACAGTGCCCCGACGCCGATCCGGGTAAGCTGCTCCATATTCTCTGCATGAACCAACTGATCAATTTTCGTCCCGTCAGCATTAACCGTAATTGCCAACCCTGCTTTCCCCTGTGCTTCAGCTGTGATGAATCCCTCTGCTGCAAACAATACTTTTACTGCCATGCTCATTCTCCCCCGTTTTCTTTTTTACCCACGCGGCGCGACACTCTGTATTTATTCGTGGCCAGAACCGCATGTCTGCCTTTCCCCGCATCAACCAAAGGAGCTGCCCAATCGACAAATACTCTGTCACTGCAAGCTCTACATCTGCAGCTTTCGCTATCAGATGATAACTTGGCAAAATAGCTTGCTCCACACCTGCATTCAATTTTGAATAAAACTTTTTCTAATTCTTCCGTATCACTGTTAATTGTCTCCCCGCGGTCTTCTGTAACCTGGACAGCCCGCACATCAGTAAAGTCAACCGACAATCCTTCATTCTCATTCAAGGCAAAAAATACGCCGCCTTTTTCATGGTGCTGAGCAATTGCCTCAGCAACGACTTGATCTGTTCGGAATTCATATACCATGTTATTTTTCAAAACCAATCTCAGGATGCTTCGTGCCATTTTCTTTTCCCCTTTTCTTTATAAAATCTGGGTCTCAGAATAACTGCTGCGCGTTTTTTTCAATAATTTTCTTCCGCACATATGGGTCAATAGCATTCTCTAGGTCTGTATCAAGCTCAATGATTTCAATCTCGGCTCTCGGATTGGCTTTATCAAAGCCAGCGATATGGGTACCATCCCAATCATTGATAAGTCTGTCATCCGCAAGGATCTGGGCCTTTTCCAAAATATCTGCAGTCGCCTGCATGAGGCCCACCAAATCGGGATAATGTGCTTTGTTTGGCAGCCAGTATAAGCATTTTATGTGCACTGGCATCGAAAAGTTCAGTCCTTTATATCGCATAAGCCGCCACAGGCATTCATTTTCATATTTGCAAAACGCTTCTGATGGCAGCATTATGTTTCTCCCTCCGCGGCGAACAATGCGGCCAGAATTCTTTTTCGTCGCCGGCCGGCCTGGTAGCACCAGTTTCAATTCCTTACGTTTTCCAACGGTTTGGTTCTTGTGAACCAGGCCAACAGCTTCCATTCCTCGTTCAATCTGTTCCCAGCTCAAATGGCCATCCCTCCTAATCGATGATCTTTATCCTCGATCTTCACAACATCCGTCATCTCTATGATCCGGCTGATGATTCGCTCTCCAACCTGCTCTTTAAGCTGGGAAGTATTGCAATTCGTCGTGATGATTGTCGGCAACTCCTGTTCGTAACGAGCATTGATGAGGATATACAGCTTTTCTCTCACCCATTCATTGGTCTTTTCTGCCCCAAGGTCATCCAAGGCCAAGAGCGGTGCATTTTTCACGGTATCGAAAAGCGTCTGCAGATCCTTATCATTTTTATTTGACTCGTCATAGCTCCGCCGGATCGCCTGCAGCAAGTCCGGTACCACGACGAACACTCCAACCACATCTCTCTTGAGTAATTCAAGGATGACAGCCCCGGCCAGATGTGTTTTGCCGCACCCATAGCCTCCCCAAATTCGCAGCCCGTTGCTGTGTGGTGTGTATTCCTGGCAAAACTGCAAGGCAGCCTGATAAGCGGCTTTATTATCCCGGTTCACGACGAAAGTATCGAAGCGACGTTTTTTAAATCGCTCGCCCAGGCACGTCCGGCCAAACAGCTTTTCAATTTTCTTTGTCTGCAGAAACATTCGAGCCCGCCGGCATAAACCATAGCTGAAGCGGTACCGTGTCGCTGCATCGTCCCAGTAAGCAATTATTTCAGAACAGCTCTGGGCATCCTCTGCATTAACCGTACAGCACCGACAGGATTCGATCTTCTCGGCCGCATTCTGCAATTCCAGGCTATACGTCTGAGCCACCGGTTCATGATATGGTAATTGCAATATTTTAAGCGCAGATACAAGAGCATGCTCATCCGTCGAATTTGCTCCAATCGACATCGCTGGAACCTTTTTCTTTAGGTGGTTTACCGCCTCCTGAATTTCTTTTTCCATCATTGCCATCCCCTTCGTCTATCCCATTTTTCTTCCAGCTTTTCAAGATTCCTTCGACATATCCAATCGAGCGCCCATTCCTTTTAACAGCTCGCTGAATGGCTTTTATAATCACTTCTGGAGAAAACTCTTTCAGAAAATCCCCCAACAATTCTGCTTCTATTGGTGAAACCGGGTGAATGTTATCCGAATATTCCTGGATAACCATCCCGAAATCATGGTCCAGTCCATCCTCGCCCGATTCCGTAGTAGTAGATATATTTACTTTACTTTCCTTTACTTTACTTTGTGGTGTTTCTGCTGACATATCGCCAACAGAAACACCACTTGAATCACTATTCATGTCAACATTAACACCCGTTGAATCACTATTAATGTCAACATTAACCTTTTTATAAGAAATATTACTTGTTTTTACGCCATCCTCATTAGTGAATAGGCAAAATTCTTTTATCATTTGGATATTTTTCCGACGTTCACAAGCTTTCAAATACCTGCACTGTATGCCGTGAGAGGTGATTGCGCCATACTTGTTATAGATATTTTTATCAAACATCCCTTCATTAATGCACACATTAATTACTTCTGAAATGGTATTTATGTCAACATTAACTCGCTTCGAAAAAACATATTGTTGTCGTTCCGTCCACATCATGTAGTATCCGTTGCGATATATTGACATCAGCAATCGAACAATAATCCCGAAGGCGACTAGACCATATTTTGCTTCAATGAACTCTATTTTGTCATCAGAATCCATATCCACATCAAGAGGGAAATAGTCTAATCCTTCACTTTGCGGCCTAGCCATATCAAAGCCCCCTTACGATGCGATCGTTTCTGTATGATCTACACCAGCATCTGCTTGAGCCGGTTCCTGGGCAATAGGAGCAGTACCATCGAATAAAGCTGTCTGGGCACGTTTCCCGTCAATATACTTGCGCGCCTCAATTTCAAGCGCCCACAGGGCTTTTACGCATGGTTCCGTAAGATAATTTTTGGCATCGAATTCATCGACGTCCCCCGGAGCCGACTTCTTATTCGGAGTATTGATGACAACCGACGTGTTACTATTTTCTAGTTCCAGCTTTGCGGATATAACTGCGCCCATGGTGTCGTCTTTGCTGTAGTTGTAAGAAACACCATATACATCCAGCTTACGATCGAACTTATCCGGCAGCTCCAGCATTAAACGTGCTGGCGGAATAAGCTTTTTAAATGCATCATAGAACTCCGGTGCAGCTTCTTCTGAACTGCTGAACGTATATTCATCATACTGGCCGTTTACGGCACGCTCATAAGTCATAAAGATTTTTCCTGCATTTTCACTGTACTTTACTTTCTTGATTCTGATATCTGACATATTTGTTGGCCCCCTCATATAATTTTGATTTCCCATTTGATAGCCTGGTATGCCGTTTTAAGCTTCACCAGGTCGATTTGTGGCTTGCTGTTTTTTATGGCAGGCAAATTATTCATCACCACAAAAAGCTTAATCAATCCAGCTCGTTCCTCTTGGTTGACCGAAACCTTACAGCTCATAGCCTTTTCACCAGCCTTTAATTTGTCTTATGGTTTTCTTGATCTGTAAAAATCAATTTGTTCCTCGAGCCGTGACTTCTCATGTAGCAATGAAGCAATTTCGCCAAGCAGATAGACGATATCGCCTTTAGCACATGCAATGAAATCTAAGTTTTCCGGAGCTATGCTTTCAGCAATTAAGCAGCCACCATAATATCCTGCATTCTCATCATCACCGTTTACCGATGCAGGATAATCCGAAACAACCGCGGCTCCTTTACCTTTACGCCATTCCCCGCATGATGCTTTATTCAAGCGCTGTTCAATCATTTTAATTTTTTGTTCAAACGCACTGCGTTCATTCTCTTTGCGTATTTCAATTTTTATAATCGGAACTGGAAGCATAACCTATCTCCCCCTTTTCGCTACATATACCGGCTTACCGGTGGTTGAGGCAATTTCTTTTTGAAACAGGTCTTCATCGGAATTTGCATCTGACAGGTGCAGCAGCCAAATTTCCTTTACCTGGCTCAAGTCATTAGCCTTGAAAAACTCTTTCAAATTCTCCAGGCTGAAATGGGACCGTATCAGCCGACGAGCTAAGTATGCCGGCAAACGTTCTTTTTTTACATTCTCATCGATGATTGCATAGCTGTGATTGCATTCAACCATGATATGCGTTAGTCCCGGGAATTGATACTTAAGATAATAGGTGTCTGTGGCATAGAGAATATTTTCCGTACCACTGCTGAGCAGAAACCCCAATGGCTCTTTCGAATCATGCTGAACATCAAAGGGAACAATCGTCCAAGTCCCTATAGTGAAAGTCTCTCGCTCACGACAAATATGCATTCGGCTATTTGATTCCATCTGTAATCCCGAAGCTGTCCCTGCGCTCATATAACAATCAACACCCCGGTGCAGCATATCCTTGATGGCTTTTGCATGGTCCATGTGTTCATGTGTGATCAGGCACCCGCCGATCGATGACAGCTTGAACTCTAAGCACTTTTGAATTTCCTTGAATGGGATGCCGCACTCCAAAAGTATTGAAGTACGGCCATCGCTCACTTTGTACAGGTTCCCGCTTGATCCAGAAGCAAACACTGTAATTTCCATATTAGAAGTCCGGTCCGCTGGCAACAGCCGTAGGTATGTCCGTTGATGGTGTTGGTGCTTTTACTACGACTTTTTCCACTGGTTTGGGTGTTTCGATTACAGGCTGTGCTTCGGGGAGCTTCGCTGCGAAAATTTCTTTATTGGCATTGTTATGAATTTCATGGATTGGCTTTTCAATACTAGGCTCGGGCGTAACATCAATAATTTCATCTGCAGTCTGCAGCCCCATACTAAGCTCAGGTGCTGTGGTCCGGATAAACCAAGCAGCTGCACGATAGCGAAGCATTTGGTCTGTCATTGTTGGCCACTTACTGGAATTCTTTCCATTTTTGTCTATCTTGGTGTACCACCCCTCATCCTTAGCTATCTTTACAGTAATCTCAGGTCCTTTTATGATTTCCCCCGTGGATTTTTCTTTAGCCCAAGCAACTATACCCTGCGTATCAGTTCCCTTTTTGCCAGTTTCCTCATAATGAATTGATTCATAACGGCCGCATTGATTAAACATGGCAATAAGAAATTTTGATGACCAGCTCGGATTTCCATAAACCACATACAAGTTCTGCATCACCATAAGAGGATCCGCGCCAAGCCGCTGTGCCATGTTTAACGCAATGACGCAGTTGCCGAAATTCTCTGGTCCTTGAAATTGCTTTGGAACCAACGATGATGTTGAAAACATATTTGCCATTCGCTGCAAAAGAGCGAATCCTTCGGCTGACTGAAAGCCTGCTGTTACACCCATATTAATTTGTGTTGCTTGATTGTTTATAGTCTGTACCTCGTTTGCCATTTATAACACTCTCCTAATCAAAGTTTGTCTATTTTCAAAAGTTCAACTATATTTTTACCAACTTTTTCTTGCAATTGTTTCTGCATCAACTCTTCAAGCTGTTTTTTGATATCATCAGCAGCTTTTTGTATTTTCCGCTCCATTGGGCGATCAATAATACTTTCCATCTTCCAATCAATCCGTGCTTTCCCATTGCCATAGGAGTTCTTCTGGCCATTTTCATCAACTTTTTCCAAAAGATAATTATCTAGCCGCCGTTTCAATAAATCCAAAATAGATACATTTTCTTCGGTTACATCTCCCCATTTATCTTGTAAATCAATTTTTTTATTGAGGAATTGCCCCATCATTTCATTTATCTGCTTATCAATAATTTGGTCCGTAGCAGATTCTATACGTTTATTAGCATCTGCAATGATTTTTTTTGAAATATCATTTGAAAACCTAGACACTATTCCGTTTGTAATTTCTTCTTTCAATGTTTCGTCTAAAGAAAAACCATCTGGACCTTCTTCTAACCAATCTAGTTCGACCGTAATATTTATTTTTGCCATTTTCAAATTCCCCCTTAGGCTACTGCCTGCTGTTTATTTTTTGTTTCAATTCTGAGATCTTTGTCAGCTGAACTTACAACGAAACGGATAACCTGGGCCGACATTGGCAGTAAGCTGGTGATTGATTCCGCACCATCGATAAAAATCGGAGCTTCAAACCCATAAAACTCGGACAGTGTATTGATGATATCGAGCCCCACGTTGAACGTGGCTGCCGTATTAAGCCCAGCTGAGTACGGAACTCCATCGCCGAGTGTTTCGCAGCATTCCTGCAGACCACCATTAATCTGTGTTTCAAAAAGTTTGAAGCGCGCAATCTTGAATTTACTGTTTATTTTTTCCTCCATGAGCGCAACCTTTGTTTGAATAAACTCTTCCGTCAAGAAAATTTGATGTTCGATATATTCGTATGCTGCGCTGAGTTCACTTTGCTCCGTTTCCAGTTCCTTGATGCGCTGTTCACCTTCTTTCTTTTTCTTAAGCAGCGCCAGCTTGTCTTGCCGAACCGTAATATCAGTGTCAAAGGCTTTGATTTCGCTATTAAGCTGCTGGATTTCAGCCAAACTACCTGATTCAATATCTTTAATTTCAGATTGTAGCTGTTCTTTCTGAGCCGTTGCATCGATATAGGCGGCGTCACTGGTATAGTCAGCAACATTTTTGGCCTGTTCTCGCAGTAAATTTATCTCATCATCCGCAGCAGCGACTTTGGCTTCTGTGGCATTGATGTCTTTTGAAATGCTTTCCAATTGAGCAGCATCCGCTTCCATTTGAGCTTTTTTCTTTTTGCCATCATCGTTTATCTGCTTGAGCCGGTTAGCTTTGTCCAGGTTGAATGTTTCCAGGAGCTTCGCTTTTGCTGCCTCAACTTGATCAGATGGAAGATGCTGACCGCAGGTAGGGCACATGTCCGAAACGTCAAGCATTGGCTGCTCTGCATCAATTACCCCCCATTTAGTTCTAAGCGAAACAATTTCTTTACCGGCCCGAGTAATACAAGCTGTTATGCTGTCGGACCTTCTCTTATATTCACTGATAGAGCTCTGCAACATATTTTTTTTCTGGCCAAGATTGGCAATGACAGATTCAGCATCCAAAGCTTTGCGGTTAATCTCGTGATCGTATTTGTTTTTGATTTGCAATTGCCGCGATTCGATTTCGGCAATCTGCTTTTGTTTTGCTGCTACAGCACCGCCATTCTGTATCTGGACAATCTTTTTTTGCACCTCAGCCTGCTGCCGCTTCAAGGATTCGATTTCCGTCATAATCACCGGTTCAGCCATAAGGATTTCTGATTCAGCCGGAAAGCTGCGCTGTACTTCATCGATGCGGATAGGTACCCGATCGAGCTCTTTATTTATTTTCGCTTTTTGTGCGGCAAGCATCTTGCGGAAATCCTCGATGCTGTGGTCGCCGATCAGTGCCGTGAGCTCCTGCAGTTTTTCATTGCCAGCGATGACATCCGCATCGGCAACATCCCCGCAAACCTCAATCAAGATCTTCCGGCGGTCCTGCCAATGCAACTGCTCATTGAAGTACAGCGGATTGGTAAGAAGCTTGAAGGTATCCTCTTTCACGATCTTTTCAATCGATTCCTGATAGTCTTTTTTCTTCACCGGTACCCCGTTGACGAAAAAATCCGTGGTATGCCCACTGAAACTAGCCTCTGCCGAACCGCGCTGCTTCGTCCACTTTTCATAGAACACCCGCTTGAATTCGATCTGCTTGCCAGCATCCAGCGCGAAAACAATTTCCACCTCGTGCTCAACACCATGGTCGATATCTTGCCCCTTCAGATCCTTGGCTTTAATCTGGTCTTCCATTGTCTGATTCAGACTGCTTTTACCCCACAGCCCCCAGAAAAACGCATCGCATATTGTTGTCTTCCCGGTGCCATTCTCACCAAAGATATTCACGTCATTCCCATCAGCCTGTATTGTCAGGTCTTTGATTTTCTTAAAATTGTGGATGGTCATTCTCATCATTCTCATAAACAAATCCTCCTCATAATTCATTTCGGCCAAGGTTGGCCAGTTTTGCTATTTTCCCCCGGTTCTCCAGAGTATCTTTAATCGGCTGCAATTTATCGCCGAACATAGCCTTGAGTTCAGTTTCAATCTTGTCAATCGGTACGGCCCAGCTTCTGCAATCAAGCCGCTTGTCTATTTGTGGGAATATCACCTCGGGTGAAGTGCCCAAAGCTATCGCTATCCGGTTCTTGATGCCGACATCAAGTGTTTTGAAATCCCTTTGTCCGGCTTCTATAATGTTGTACCTTGCGGGGCTAATGCCAATAATCCGGGCAAAATCCGTTGCAGTTCTATATCCTGCACTAAGGCGCCGTTCTTTCAGCGACTGATATGCTTCTTGATGCATAATGCAATCAACCCCCTCCGCAAATATTTACCAAGCTCCTTTGCCTTCATCATTCGGCAAAACCCATAATGTCTTTCCATTTCCATTTGCCTCCCTGATATGTTATAATTTATGAGTTATATATTTTCTAATTCCTTTGGTCCGTACCGATTGCAGTCGGTGCGGGCTTTTTTATTTGTGTCATTAAACGAAGAGAACTTCACTGAAAGTGCTGATGCTATAAGGTCATCCAATGCTGCCAGGCATTCGCTGAAAGCAGCCTCCTCGCTTTTATCAACGAGATCGTCGCAGCATACTTCGTCTAACCTGGTCTGCATGTCAGCAGCTTTTTTCATGTTTACCCGCAAGGTTAGCGCGCTGCTCGATATGCCAGCAGGAGTCATTTTAGGAAGAATCATCCGTCCTACTTCAGACATGATGCTGAGGTATACATACCCCAAAACTGGCGCATTGTAGATGATGCACATTTTTGCAACAATTTCATCCGGTACCTGCCGGCCACCTTCGTAATATGCAAGGCTACGAGAAGATATTGCCAGCAACTCGCTTGCCTGTTCTTGTGAGAGGCAAGCATTTCTGCGAGCGATTTTACAAGCTCTTCCGAACGCTGTATTCATGGTTTTCACCTCCTCTCTATGGGATAATTAAAAGAGTGATATCTTATCTTTATTTTTTTGACTTTCTTTGGTAAATATACCGTTTTAATACATAGACGATCATCCTTGCAAACCGGCCTTCTTGATCCATCGCCGGCGACCAAAAGATGATATCCGTTTATGAGCTCCCTGCCACACCTGCTGCAAAACATTTTTCCTTTTACCATGAAAACATCGCGATTCCCAGAACAAAAGCGACAACCAGGCTAACGCCTGAAAGCAGCGCGTACCCGCGCGCCGTTAGGACGTTCCATCGACTCACACATCATCACCATCCTCTACAAAATAATTGATGGATAATTCATCTCCTGCAAGAACTTTTGATTCTACTGACCTCGAAAGCAGCCATGGATTAAGCTCTTTTATACCACTCTCAAATTCGAGAATATATCTCAAGCCACCAGTATTCTTAGCCATATACATTTCGCTAATACTCCGCAATGTATCGCCGTCTTTAACTTCATAGCTTGTCTCAACAAGTTTTTGCTTGCAGCTTCCCCCCACCGGTGCGGCCAGGAGTGCAACTGCCATCACTGTCGCTGTTCGAATTACAAGCTTTCTTTTCAATGAATTCCCCTCCCCTGGTTTCAATTACACTGGCAACCCTATCGCCAACCAACGTGGCGAATTTGTCAGTAAGACTTTTGAATAATTCGTCTGAACCAGCATCATAATTTTTTTCAGATATAAGATCGCCTTGAAAATTGAATGTTGCGGTTGTCCCCAACGCCATCACCTCCCGCACCATTATGGTGCTATTCAGGCCAAAAAAATTTATCTCTATCCACGCCGAGTATAGTACTTATTTTTGCCGCAATAACGGGGCGAGGATTCCGTTCTCCTGATTCATAGCGGAGGTAGGTCTGCCGCGTAACATCTACCATTAAAGCAACTTCTTCTTGTGATAAGTTCTTCGATTTTCGTGCCTCTTTTAGCCATGTGCGTTCCAATATCCTCCCTCCTTTCTATTCCTGATTACACTCCAAATTATAGCTCCGTTTTGGTGCGGTGTCAATATGGTGCATAAAAAAAATTGAAACGAACCTAAAAGGAACGTAAACTATATGTGGAGGAGATTTTACAATGAATAAATTTCAAGAATTCCGTGAGGCTAAAGGATATACACACGAGTATGTTGCTAAAGTGATCGGTGTCAGCAGACAGGCTTATGGGCGATACGAAAGCGGCGATAGAGAATGCTCTTTTGAAACACTATGCAAACTAGCGGATATTTATGAAACATCTGTAGATTGCCTCCTTGGTAGAGATATTGAACGAGTTTTGTTTCCAGTGCAAAATAAGCTAGAATTAACAACCTCAGAAATATCATTTATGAAAAAATACCGGGCTCTCGATGAGCGCGGTAAAGAGTCTGTTGACGAAACCCTCAAGCGTGAATATGGATTTGTTGCACCAAAAGACGAAGACGAGGCAATGTAGTATTTGCCGACTTCAAAAAGAGAAATTAATTATAGGAGGCGCGTACAAGGACGTACTAACCAAAACATTAAGGAGAACTTATAAAACTATAAAACTTTTTAACATAAAACTTTAAAACTATTACATATTTTCAAGCCGCTTCTTTATGAATGCGGCTTGAAGCATTATGGTATTTATTTTCAATTAGGAGATGTCGTCATGATAGTACTTGCTATATTTTGTTTTCTAATTTCTTTGGTCGGGCTAACTGCTACAGTACGTTCTATAAAACGCAGCATGCCTCGGAAAAAGATTTTCCAATTAGTCATCAGTTGCATTTTCTTCTTTTTTATGGGAACTGGATTAATAATTGTCCAAAGCGATGCACCGGCAGCCGCTCCTGTCGCTCAGCAGAAACAACCATCAGCAGAAGAAAAGAGCCCTGCTTCGCAAAAAAACAATAACAATCCGGTTATTTGCAACGTTGCAGGTTTAGGCGATACTAGAGATTTATTCATTGCTGCATATGGTACCCCCAAAGAAACCAACGCTACAAAAATATATAAAAACGGAAAAATCATTGTAATGGAAGGCGATGAAACCAAGGCTTTTAATATCACAATCTATATAAATTCTGGTTCTATCGAGCCTATGGACAAAATAAAAGATTTTATTCCTAAAGATGCTAAAACTATACAGCCTATGCAAAACACAAACGAAGGTGAGGGAAAATCTATTTATATTGGAGAAAGCGAGTCCCTTTCCAAGATATTCAGCACCAAAAAATTTATCGTAATTCGTAAGGTGGATAAAGCATCTCATCAAAACACTTTCATAATCAGTAGTGGCGATCAGCCATAACTAAACTAAAAAAAGCCGCCCTCATAAAGAGGACGGAAACAAAAGAATGAGGGAGCTGTAGAATTGTTAAAAGCTGTAATTTATGCCCGCTTTAGTTCGGATAACCAGAGGGAAGAGTCCATCACTGCACAGCTCCGCGCATGCAACGCTTATTGCAAACAAAAAGGCTATACAGTGATAAAGGAATATACGGACGAAGCCTACACGGCACGTTCTGACGATCGGCCGGATTTTCAAAATATGATCTCCGATGCTAAGGTTGGGGCTTTTGATATTTTAATCTGTCATAAGATTGACCGATTCTCCCGTGATCGATATGACTATGCATATTATCAACGGCAGCTAAAAAAGAATCGTGTTAAGGTTGAATTCGTTGAGCAAAACCTTGACGGCAGCCCAGAAAGCATCATCCTTGAAAGTGTTCTCGTTGGTATGGCGGAATACTATAGTCGCAATCTAGCAAAAGAAGTAATCAAAGGGTTGCGGGAAAATGCCTACAAGTGCCAGCACACCGGCGGGCAGCCGCCACTCGGGTATGATGTTGCCCCAGACAAAAAGTATGTCATAAACGAAGCTGAGGCGCCAATCATCCGGATGATATTTGCAATGTATGTCCAAGGTAGCACCTATGGTGACATCATCAGTGCTCTAAACGATAAAGGTTACCGGACAAAACGAGGCAGCCTTTTTGGAAAAAACTCACTGCATGACATCCTGCGAAATAAAAAATATATCGGAATCTATACGTTTGGCAAAACAACCGGTGGGAAAAGCGGGCCGCGCAACAGCCATAAGACCGATGAGAATATCATAGAAATAAAAGATGGGCTACCGGCCATTATTGATCAAAGCACCTGGGATCTTGCCCAAGAACGATTGTCTGGACGCGCTCGTCAAGCCGGTGGTCAGCACGCAAAAGAAGTATATCTACTGGCGGGACTGATGAAATGTGGCGAATGTGGATCCTCACTTGTCGGCAACAGGTATATGGGTACCCATCGATCACTAGGGAAAAAAATGTATTCTTTTTATCGTTGCAGCCGAAGCCTCAACACGAATGTTCGGTGCCTAACGAAGCAGTTGAAAAAAGAATGGGTTGAAACACTGGTTATCTCCTATGTCAAAAAAAAGATATTCAGTCCAGATTGTATAAAAGCAATTGTCTCATCGATCAACGAAAAGCTCAAGAGTGATAAAAAGCACCACAATACGGAACTTCAAGCTATTGAAAAAGAAAAAGGTGTCCTGCAGAAAAAAATAGACAACCTACTCATGGTTGTTGAAAATGGTGATATTGATGATTTGATTCGTGAGCGTCTTTCCCAAAATAAAAATCGTCTACGAGAAATAAATACACGCATTGCAGTCATCCAGACAGAGAGCGAAAATATACTTGACGAAAGAAAGGTCCGGGCCGTCTTAAATGCATGGACGGCTGCAAACGATCCGGATGAACTTCGGGCTATGCTGACGACCTTCGTCAAAACCATAATCGTAAACAAAGATAATATCAGTATCGAACTGAAATTGAAAATCGGAGAATACGAATATGACAGCGACGTTCTTAGTGATGATTTTACAAGGCGTGATATGATAAAAAACTACCTCATCCCCCAGAAATAG